CCTTTTTTTGTTTTTACCATTATTTTTACTCCTTTTTAAGCTCTATATCCACCTACATAATATATCTTATTTTTCTTTCTTCTAGGTCTTCTGATATTTCTTGCCATCTATATCACCTCTTTTCTTTTTTTCTAACATTTCTATTCTTTTTGTCCTACTAACTACTAATCCTGTTTTTTTCTCGAATAAACATCTTGCATTACTATTTTCTACATCTGCTACTAACTGTACTACTAATCCAAACAACTGTTTTGACGTTACATTTTCTATGTTATCTACTCCTCTACCTAATCCTTCTGCTGTAGGTACTTTTTCAAAGAATCTACATGCTACTAACACGTTTACTGGGTCTATATAAACTGATATTGCTGATGCTATATACTCTGCTGGTAACGTGAATCTAGGTATTCCTATTGCATCTACTGTTCCGTACAATAAACTGAAGAATGTTTGTGTTACTCTATTTCTATCTACTGATAACCAACATACTGGTGCTGTTAATTTATCAAAGTCGTCTTTTGTTATACAACATGTTTCTAACCATCCTTCTTTACACTGATTTGCTATTAAATTCATTGTACCTTTTGCTACTTCGTAATTTAGACCCATTTATCTATCCTTTCTATTTTTCTTATCTTTTAATTCATTGAATATTGCTAATAACACTAATATTGTTACTATATCAAGCATACTCTCCTTTCTATATCTCTTTAATTGCTTGTTTTATTTTTTCTATATCCTTTTTAATTTCTTTTATTTCTTCTTTTAACATTTTTTCTTCTTCTTCATCTAAGTAGTAATGGAATAAGCTATATAACCTACTTAATTTTAATGCTAACGCTAATATTTTTTGTATCATATAATTTCCTATTCCTTTCACTACACATATATTTTAATCTTTCATCATGATTTAATTCTATATACATCATTATTTCATCTACTATTCTTTCTACTCTAAATACTCCATCTACTATTAATTCTTTTGTATTTTCTAATATTTGTCCATAACTTAATATTTCTCCTATTACTTTCATATGTATTACCATCATATTTAATTCATTAAGCATCATCTCTCCTTATACAATACTATCTATTGTTGTTCCTAATACATCTAACTTTATTATATTTTCTCCGAACATCTCTTTTTCTATTTTCTTTATTTTATTTACTAATTTAAATCCATCCATCTTTCTCATATTCAGAGTCTTTATATCTGTATAATTCGCTTTGCTGTACTCCTTTTTCATTCTTATTATATCCCTTATAACTTCTAAGATACCTTTCCGTGGCTTTATTTTTACCATATTTTCTTTCAAATTCTCTTTCTCTTTCTTCGTCATCATATATATCTTTATCGCTTCTTTCCTTAACAAGCTCATTGGTATCTCTTTGTCCTTCAACTTTATCCTTTTGTTCCTTTTCAACGACATTATCATTATTAATTCTTTCGCTGTCATTGACTGTACTATTTTCTTTACTATCTTCATTCCTAATCCTCTTGTCATTCTCGTTCTCCATGGTATTTCATCTCCTTTCTCTTTTTCTAACTCTTTATTGATATATTTACTCATATATCCTACTACTTTATCTACACTTCCATTATCTACTATACTATAATTTCCATCTTCTTCCATTTTACATGGCACTCGCCATCCTAACTTACCATATGCATCACTGCTATTAAATCTTACTGCTATAGGAGAACTGAATCCATATTCCCAATATTTTTTGAATCTTGATATTTCTCTATTGCTTGGTATTTGCTTTCCTCTATTCATATCATAACATCCCTCTGGGAGTTCTTTTACCATATGAATAACGTGTATATGTAATCTACCTGTTTCACTACCTCTTTCTACTACTCCAAAATATCTATGATATTCTGCATTATCTGGTATATCTCTAAACTTACCATATATCTTTCTTCCTACTTCTCTATCTACTTTTCTTACATATTTCATAAATCCTTTACTTCCATTATCAAATACATTTTTTATATTGAAACTGTTTACTGTTAGTGTATTAAATATTATATACCAACCTTCGTTTACTCTTTGTTGCATTTCATACATTAACCTACTTTGTAATTCATATTTTCTTGCTTTTAAACATGAACTTTTTAACATTTTCTTATAATTTTCCATATATTTAACTCTCATTTCTTCTTTTTTTATCATTTTATCTATTTTATCAGTTTTCCACTTCATAGTCAAATATATTTTTTTTGTTTTTTTAAGCTCTTCTAATTTATCATAATCTGTATTTCTTCTTACATAATAATAACCTAACAACTTTTCTGAATGTTCTTTTATTGTTTTTGGTAATTCTTTGTAATATTTATAAGCTTTTTTATAATTATCTTCACTGTTTACTTTTAAGGAGTTATTAACTAGACGGATATAACTATATATACAATCCAACTCTACATCTAATTTATCTTCTAATTTATCTGTTACTATACACTTATCTTTACCTATTTTCCATTGATATTCTAATGCTCTTATTCTACTTTTTAGTGCGTTTATTAATCTATATTCTTTATCAAATAATAAATCTGACACTTTTATTTCCTTTTTTAACATATACATTTAATTTTTTCTCAAACCTCTTTTTCTTATTTTTTTTATATTTCTATCTGATAAATATCCACCAACTTTATTTATAAAATCTATCTTTTTTCTCTCTAATCCTTCAGCTATATGTTGCATATAAGTCATTGGATTTCTACCTCTTTCACTTGTTAATTGTGCATCTAATAATGGTTCTTTCATTCTATTTTCTTTTTGTGTCATTTGTTTTTCTTCTTCTGTTTTATCTGTTACTTTCTTTGCTAATTTTGTATCTTGATACGTTTTTGCTGTATTTGCTGTTATATTTGCTAATTCTGCAAACATTTTCTTTTTCTGTATATCTACAGCTTGTTGTTGCACTCTACTAGACATATGTCCTGAGCCTATTGCTCCTGCTGTTCCTGCACCTGATGCACCTATTTGTTCCCAAACTGTTGTACCTGGATAAGCTTTATTTAAAAATTGTCTATATTGACTACCTTCTTTTGCACCCGGTGTAAATGCACCTTTTGGTGTTGGTACTCCAGTTATCTTATTTATTCCTGTTGATGCTATATCTCCACCTGCTTTAATTAATGATGCTAATACTGCTGGGTTCATTGTTATTACTCCTTTCAACCTGGAGAGCCTTGTAAACTCTCCAGGTTTATCTATATCGTGCTAACGATATTTCTATACTGAATAAGCTGGATCATGTGTTTGTTCTATCCAACTATATTTCTGCATACTTAGTGTTGATTCCATTTTTGCTGTAACTGCTCCACCAGTTTCGTTTTCCATTACTAATGCAAAACAATATGCTACTGCTGTATCTGTTGTATCACATTGTATTATTATACTTTGATTAATTGATGCAAATACTAATCCATCATCTTGACTTATTGTATCTAATGGTAATATAATATTTCTACCTAATTGATTTGCTGTTCCTGCTTTTGTACTTGTTACTGCTCCATCTCTCCTACCGAATATAAAGAATGTACTAACATCATTTGCTGAATATCTTGCTGAAACTGAACCTTGTAAATTAAATACTAAATTTCCTTTTTCATTATCTGCTGATAGATATAATCCTAATGCTACTTTTTGATCATCTGCTATTGCTTGAGCAGCTGTTGCTATTGTATATGATACACCATCACTATCATCTGCTACTGTTGCAGTATACGCATATGGTAAATATGTTTTACTATATATATCACTATCAATTAACGCTAAATCTGCTGTTAAAAAATCGACTGGTGCCGCATGTATATTATGCGCCATACTTCCTCTTAAATTTGGTTGTAACATTTTTACTCCTTTCTTATATTACCTTTTCTCCAAATAATATATCTATTTTTTTATTTTCATAATCATACACTAATTCTTTTGATATTAACATATCTTTTGTTGCTTCTTTCCATTGATACTTTTCTACTGGTTTTAAATCTATATAATCTACATCTGTTCCTGATTTATACCTATCATATACTTCTTCTGTTATTTCGTTTACTGTTTTAAATTCCTTTAATTCATTTATTGGTTCTGTCATTTTTTATCCTTTCTTATCTATCCACACCTGCGAATATACTAGTTTTAGGGTCTGGTATAACTCTTTTTGCTGTTAATCCTATATGACCTTGTAAATTCCAATGTTTTAATGCCTCTGTTTGGAATATATTGTCATATTCTCCTGCAGTAATATATCTACTATCATCTGCTGTTGCTATTACTTTACTTATAAACGGATGTCCTGTTACATCTCTATACTTGTCATGAACATAACTTGGATGCTCTCTATACCATTGTGCATAAGGTATTAATCCTGCATCATTACATGTTGCATTTTCTATATAATCTGCTACATCTAATACTATTGGCGGTTCATTTGCTACTACATCTGGGTCACCTGCTATTACTTTATAACTTGGCTCTGCTTGACTATATAAATAATGTTTTTCGTAGTTTGGTATACTTGGGAATCTAATTAATGCCATTAACCATAAACTACCATGCTCTGGGAAGAATTTCATTGGAAATGATAATTCACCTACTCCATAAGCTTTACCTGCATACTTACCTAAATTGTCTGATGCTGTTCCATCTACATCATGTCCTGATAACCATTGACTTGTTCTCATTATTAACTCTGGTCTTTCATCTGCATCTATATTTACGTTTGTACCGAATGCATTACGCATTACATCTGCGTATCTTTGTCCAAACCATTCTCTTTGTCTTTCTGTTTCTAACCTATTTTGTGTCTGTACTAAATCAAATAAATCTAACTTATCTGCTGTTGTATCTAATATATGGTCTGCATCTACTAATTCTTCATCTACTCCTGTATTCCATATTCTTTTTAAATATGTGCATTTCATACCATATTGTGCTATATCTGAATCTCCTGTATCTTTTAAATGGTCATCATCTATCTGATTTGCATCTGTTGGGTGTCTAAAGTATCTATTCCATATTCTTGCATAACTTGCTATATTCCATTTTGGTATTGTACCTGTTTGGTATGCTCCTGTACATCTTATAACATCTGTTGCTGTATATGTACCGAATGTTGTTGCTTCATCTACTCCATCTTTAATGAATGCTGTCCAATCATCTCCATATATATGTCTGTATGGTACATAGAACGCAAACAAATCTAACTTTGCATCTAAATATAAATTTCTTACTAATGGTGCTAATCTAAACAATCCTTGAAAATCCATCTGCATTGAATCACCTGCTACGACTGGCACACAAGAGACAGTTTGTAGGGAGCCTATTGCACCGACGTTAAACGAGTGGTGGTCTAGACTATATGTGGTTCTGTTTAATTCCATGTTTCACCTCTTTCTTTATTTCTCTATTTACTTTTTGTTCTGATAATTCCTTATCGTAATATACATATAACTTTTGGTCTTCTGCTACTTCATCATAATAATACCATTTATCGTCCATATCTTTTATCGCTCCTTTCATCTAATTGATTAATGAAGAAGTCTGCTTCTTTTACTACTGAATCTACTGTTTCTTTGTCTAATACTCCTGTTTTTACTAAGAATATTGATGCTATTCCTACTATAAAGCCGAATACTACACCGAATAATCCTTTTTTTGTTTTTACCATTATTTTTACTCCTTTTTAAGCTCTATATCCACCTACATAATATATCTTATTTTTCTTTCTTCTAGGTCTTCTGATATTTCTTGCCATCTATATCACCTCTT